TCGCTTTCCAGCCGGTCCAGATCGATCGCACCGCTGCCATCGTCATAGACGTGCATGTCGACGAACGGGCTTGCGGAATGGTCGAGCCAGACATTGAGATGGAACTGCCGGAAGTCATCGCGATCGGCCGGCCGTTCCTTGGCCTCGCGCGCGAACTGGCGCAGCCCCTCAAGATCGGGGAAGCCTTCGGCCAGTCCGGGATTGACGAAATGCCAGAGCCTTTCGTCTTCCCAATCCGCATCGGCCTCGGTCTCGAAAAGGATGGGCAGGAAGCCGGGATCTTCGACTTCGCCGGATGCGACCTTGCGGGCGTACTGCAACAGATCGAAGGCGAGGTTCTCCTGACCTCGACCGGCCTGGGTGATGATGATCAGCAATGAGTTCGGGGTTTTGTTCAGGCCGGTTCTCAGCGCCTTCCAGAGTTCACGGTTTTTCCAGGCGATCAGCTCGTCGGCGAGAACGAAGTTCGGAGTCTTGCCGAGCTTGGCGGACCCTTCCGAAGAAAGTGCTTTGAAGGTGGCGCCGGACTTCGGATGGCTCATCTCCAGGGTCGAGGCGTTGAGCTTTGCCGCGCCTGCCAGCCATGGGGTTTCTTCGACAATGCCCAGTGCCTCGTCATAGGCGATCTGAGCCTGTTCCTCAGCAGAAGCGCCAACCATAGCCTGACCCGCCGGTACCTTCTCCCAGCCATAGGTGTGGAGAAGAGACAGAGCCGCGCCTACGGTGGTTTTGCGTGCACCGCGGGGAAGTAGACAGAACACAGTCTTGACCACACGTTGCCCGTTGGGATGGCGCGGGCCGTATATGCGCCGCACGATCCGCTCCCAGAAGAACGGCAGCTCGAAGGCCTTGTCCTCGGTTTCGACCTTGGGATGTTTCAGACACCTGATGAAATCAACGGCCCGCTCACCGAAGTCGAACGGATCATCGATTTCTGAACCATCAAATATCCAGTCCGGCCGGCGCACCTGCATTGCGCTTCCCTCCTTTGGACTGGAATTGAGACTTCGATCGCGCGGCCGGTGAGATGCCGAGTTCGGCACCGAGACGGGCAACGGCTTCCATCGATTTTGACAGGAACCCACAGGCGGGGTTTGGCTTCAGTGAGCCGTGTGTCCCCTTGGTGAGTGCGCCATGCTCGCCAATGGCTTTCTGAGCCTCAACGCAGGCCCATCTGGCGAGCATGTAGGTTTCGAGCAATCCAAGAGCAGGCGCGTTGAGCAATTTGCGCTCAACAAGATCGGCCGCAATGGCCGTCCATTCGTCGACCATGTTCGCGGGGATTGATGCCGGCGCTTTGGGCACACCGGTCAGTCCGCCCTCGATGGACTTGAGATCAGCTTTCCTGCCACGGGTGCTCATGAGCGGACCTCTTCGCACCTGATCTCAAGACCCTTGCGCCGGCCAATCTCCTTGACTTCCCTGATATTGAAGTTCCGGGTCTCATAGGTGACGCGGTGTTCTGTCGTCACACCCTCGACGAACCTGGTGCGGAAAATGATCGCAGTGTCTGAGGCCTCGCCATAGGCCCGAAGATATTCCTCGGTACTGGCCTGAATGATCTGGGCGCGAAGGGTGGCGAACTCGGTCCAGCTTTCAGTCGGTGTACCGTAGTCATCGATGCCAGCCGTTGCATAGGCTTCGATCGTGATCTGACGATCCAGCTTTCCCGCTCTCATGTCAGTGTCTCCAGCATGGCTTCGACGGTCACCACGCCGTGCGAGGTTTCGCCATCAGGATCGCGCAGGAAGCGCATATCTGAGACATGGCAATCACCACAGTGAAAGCCGGCATCAAGTGTCAGCCTGGCGCTATGAATGGCGGTGCGGATCGCAGACCCGATGGCCTTCACACCGGTCAACGAGGCTTCCTGTTTCCAGATATGGACCGTCGCAAAGACACGTTCGCGGGATCGGGAAAGTCCATCGTCCTCAAGTACCTGATCCTCGCCGATGATGATCGACGGGTCCGGTGCCGGTCGAGCGTTGCGGTCGAGGATGTTTGTCGCTGGCACCAGATCGGTCACTGCTGATGTTGAAACCAGCCGCGTCCGGAGAGCTTTCTGGAATGCAAGGGCCGCGCTCATGACTTGCCCCAGTTATCGCGCACGGCCTTGCCAACGGCGCGTTTGATTGAGGCTTTGGCCTTCTTGTTGTGCAGCCTGACGGCAGGCCAGAAGAATGGCTGCGCAGGGGCATGTTGGGTGCCGTATTCGACCAGGTGGGGATAGCGGACCTCTTCATTGCCCACGGTGATCGCAATGGCGTTCTCTGGAACAACCATCGATCCGCCTGGTTGCGAATAAGATGGGGAACGCTGACCTGCCGTTGTGACCTCTATGGAAGTCACCAGATCGGGTTCTCCGGTTGCGGGGTCGTCGGGTGCCAACTTGCGCATTGTCCCCACTATGGCTTTCGCATTGCGATTGAGCGCTGGTTGAACGGCATCCTTCGCTACCGCAGGCACGGCTGCCATGCGGCGCTTCAGTCTCGATATACCGCCATCATCACGCGTCATCGGAAACTCCGAAGGTGAATGTCCGATATTCGGAGACGATTTCCTGCACACCGAGGGGCACTAATGCGACAATCGTGCCTGTCAAAGCAGCCTCGCGCTGCTCATACCACCATGCAGCAAGCATCAGTACGGCCTGCTTCAGATCCTCCGGAACCGGGTCTTGATCCTCACCGCCGAAGGTATCCTCGATCTTGAAGCCGAGCAGCCGATCGATATGCGCCTGGGCAGCACTGATCTTGTCATCAATCAGCATGTCATCATCGTCGAACGTGACGTTGAGATGCGATTTCAGGTCTGCCGTGGCGACGATGGTCATTCCAAATTCCTCAGTCGTTCAAAACGAGGCCGATTTCGACATTTTTTCGCGTTTCGATCCCCGCGCCGGTCCCCAGGACGGCCTCCAAAGTCGGAAGCCACCCCCCGGGTTATGCACTGGCCGCAACGCGGACGATGTTCGAGTTGATCTCGAGCGAGGCATTGAGCTTGATGGTATTGTTGGCTTCGCCCAGCTCTTCGCTGGCGCTCATTACCAGGCCGACAAAGAACCGCTGGGATGGTGAGCCGCCTTCAGGTGCATCGTTGAAATCGACACGGAACGCATATTCGTTGGGAGACTTCTCCGCCGCGATAAGAGCGAGTTGGCCGGCGTCGGCATAGTTGAGAGCAACGATGAGGTCCATCGTGCCTGCGTTGCGTGTACCCTTCTGTTTTACGTCACGGCCACGATTGATGAGAGACGAAGTGATGGTTTGAGCGGCATCACCGAATGTGCCGATGTTTTCGAGGCCATCGATTTCAGTCCAGGTCTCGCTATCGAAATCGGACGCAACGAAGTCAGTTGAGGTCGAGGCCTTGGCACCGCCGATATAGACCTTGGAGCCTGCTGCTGCGAAGAGAGGCATGGGTTACTCCTTGTGAGTGTTGCGCCGTTCTTCTGATTGCTTGGCGCTGGAATGATGATTGGTGCAGAGGGATTGCAGGTTCGACGGATCGAGCCTGCGGTGTGGGGCCTGGCGGACGGGGATGATGTGATCAACGACCGTGGCTGGTTCACCGCACCGCTTGCAGTTCGGATAGACCTTTAGGTGGTTGGCTCTCAGCTTTTCCCACTCAGCGTCATATCCACGTTTGCGCGCGCTCGGCCTCTTGGCATCGGCGCGGGCCTTGCGCTCCCGCTCCCAACGCTTCGCTGTGGGGCACTTCTCACCTGAAGGGTGAACGGCACCGCACTGACAGACCTGTGGCGCGCGCTTCGGCATCAGATCCACCCATAGACGGTTGCGGTGGTTCCGCTGGCCTTTACGCGGACTGGCCTGAAGGTGAGCACCTGGCCTTGGGTGAGCGTGTAGGACTTCTCTGTTCCCGCTTCGTCGACAATGGCAACGGTTCCGGCGCCCTCGCAGTAAAGGCCGCGAGGGATTTCCGGCAGATCGTTGTCATCATCCGGTGTGATCGTGACATGGCGGGTCGCCATGCCACCGGGCACCAGGGTGTTGGATGCAAACGGATCGCTCATCAGGCCACCGGCATATCTGCGGGATGGCCTTTGACCAGGACAACCCCGGCCGCGATCGATGTGCCGCTGTTCTTGGTGAGAACCGTGCGCAGATACCGCTTCGATCCGATGTAACCGACCTTGACCACGCTTGCCGCTTCGAGGCTGGCAGGGAAGGTGCCGATCAGGTCTTCGGCAGCAACATCGGTGAAGTCGGCGCCCGTGGTGGTATCGCTTTCTTGCAACTTCGCAGTGAAGTCACCCGATGACACGATGGCGCCGGTGTTGATGATGACCGTGGCGCTCTCGAATCCAAGTAGATCGAGAGGATTGCTGGTGTTGGTTGCCGAAAGAACGGCGGGGGCAACGGCCTGAACCGGCCCGAGATGGTGTGCTTGATCGCGCATGGATATCGCTCCTTAAGAGGTTGCCATTTTGAGCTTGCGGATAGCTGCCGGCTGGATCACACGACCGCCAACGCGGCGGGTTGCGTGAATGCGGGTCAAACCCTTCGTTGCAAGCAGGTACGGGTTTACGAGGATCGACATCGCGAGACGGTCAACGATCCGGTAAGCGGTGTTGAAATCACCGAAGATGATCGGGAACTCTCCAGATGCGATATCCGGCATGTCGATGGCTTCGACCACGGGACGGCCAAGCAGGGTTTCAGGCTGACCGGCCTGATAGCTCGGCTGCCAGAGATAGTTGTTCTGGCCGTCCTTGAGCTTGCGGACCGTGGCAAGAGTCTGGCCGTTCATCACCCATGCGCCGCGGTTCCGGTAAGCTGCCGGCAGCGCGTACATGAGCGTGATCAGCGGATCGGCGGCGAGATTGGTCGCATGACCGTTTAGAGTGTGCTGAACACTCGCATTGGTCATGAAGCCTTCAGGAGCGAGAGAACCGTCACCGTTGACGAAAGCCGTGCCTTCCTTCTTGCCGTAATCCTCGGCCAGAGCCATGCGGACTTCGGCTTCTGCCGTGCCACCGCTGTCGGCAAGCAGCTCGTTGGAGATATCGACAAAGGTCATCAGCTTGCGCGCCGTGACCTCGGCCTGACCGAGCGGGATAGTCGATTCCTCGCTATCGTCGCCTTCGCCTTCCCACTGTGCATTGGTGGTGCCGGTGCGTTTCGGGTATTTCACCGATGGACCGGCAATGTTGCGGACAGATGCGATGGACCGGATCGGAGAGAACTCGACCAGGTCACGAATGAACTCGCTCGACATCTCCGCCGGTGCCAGGACACCGCCCTGGGTGTCATCGGAGACGGTAAGCGCCTTGATCTCTTCCTCCGGAGCGCCATCACCACGACGAAGATAGACAGCGAAGGCCTTATGTTCCGCCTTAGTCTGTTCATCGGCATCCGGTTCACCAGTGCCGGGACGATTGGCTTTTTTCTCCACATCGGCCAGACGTTTCTTGAGCGCGACAAGTTCATCGTCGCCTTCGGGATTGTCACCCTTGGCCTCGAGCTTCTTCAGCCGCTCATCAACAGCGGTTTGCAGATCCTCGATTGCCTTGGTGACGATATCGATTGGATCGTCGCCGTCATCCTTGAGTTCGATTGCGGCCTTGGTCAGCGCCGCCTGGGACACGTGTTTCATGTCTATCCTTTCAGGTGCGCCGCAGCGCGGTTGAGTGCCGTTGTGAGCCGGATAGCGTCTACAACGTCTTTGGCCGAAGTCACCTTGGCGCCGGGGTGCATCCCCTTTGTCACAAGCGAGACCTCGAGCAGTTCGAGTGATTTGATGAGACGCCCACCACCGGGGCGGCGTTCGGCCTTGCCGGCCACGAAGCCTATGCTGAGGCCTTGGATGGCCCCGCCCTTGACCAGTGCGCGGACCTCGCGGGCCCGGCCAACATCTTCGACAAAGAGCTTGCCAGCGACATTCCACGCGCCGTTCTTGTCTTCAGCGGCATCCCAGACACCTACGGGATCACGCATGTCATGGAAGGCCAGCATTGGGATCGGCAAAGCGGCCTTGGCAAAGGCGCCAGGCGCGATCATGTCACCGACGCGATCCGGCTGATCATACTTCCAAGCGACACCTGAGATGGCACCGTTGTCATCGGTCATGAGCTTGGTTTCGACGAAGACCCGATCCATCACGCGGCCTCCGGTGCGAAGTTGCGGCGATCACCGGCAAAGGCATCGGCCTGTTCCTGCACCCATTGGACCTTGAGCAGGGTCAGGACGTTCTTCTGGTTGAGCGGTACGGGTTTGCCATCTTCGCTGACTTCCCAGCGCAGGACATGCTTTGCCAGCGCGTTGAGGCGAGCCTTCTCGCGTTGCTCGGCTGTGACGCGCCCCTGATCGTCGGCCATATCGGCCAGCTCATCAGAAAGTGCCAGAGCGGCCCGGCGGGCCGTGTCGCTGTCGGGTCCGGCCATCCAGAGCTTCATGCCGGTTGGCTCACCGGTATAGGGATGCACCAGTTCCAGTTCGCGACCGCGATCCTGATCGGTGGCGATGTTGAGAGCATCACTCAGTTCCATTCGGATCATCCTTCTGAGGTGCAGCGGCACCGGGTTGACTGGAGCCGGTGTTCGGATTGGCGTATTCCTCACCACCGTCATAGGGCTGGAGGCCTTCCCAATCGCGGGCAGTGTTTGGATTGATGACGCGGGATGCGATCAGGCTCGAATAGGCCGTTGCCCGCTGGCCGAGATCGGCGCGGGTCAGATCGTCGCGTTCGAAGATGATGCGATGCGTGGCGCGCTCTTTGGGCAGGAACAGCGCCCGGCGCAGTGCGCCCTCTAAGGCGAGGAGCTGCGGTTCAAGACAGTAGACCAGGAACTCACGGCCCATCTGTTCCGAGTTCGACCAGGTTGCCCGATCCAGTTCGTAGAGCATCGAGGGGGGCACACGGAAGGCCCGGGCGATTTCGAGGATCGCGAACTTCCTGAGTTCGAGCAGCTGGGAGTCGACTGAATTGAGGGACAGGGATTTATAGGTGGTGCCATCCCAGAGCAGGGGGGTCTTGCCAGCATTGTCGGCGCCGGACTGTGCCGCTTTCCATCCTGTGAGGAGCTTCTTGACCCCTTCGTCACCGATGGCTTTGGGAGTTTCAAGAACGCCGGACGGCCGCGCTCCATTGGCGAAGAACTTGGCGGTGTGCCGTTCCAGCACCAGGGCAACGCCGATGGCTTCACGGGCAAGGGATGCCGGGCAGCGGGTGAAACCGTTGCGCATGTGGATAACATCGCCGGGTCTGACACCGCTTTCCTTGATCTTGTAGCGATGTTCGCCGGTGTCGAGACGTTCAGTCTGGATCAGGCCGGTATCATATTTGATGATCTCGGCGACACCGCTATCGGTGCGGTTGACCCAGGCCATGCCGCCGGCGTCTTGGAGCTGGGCCTCGGCGACGATATCGCGGATCAGGGAAAACCAGTCGCACCAGTCCGAGACACCACCATCGATGAGGGCTTGAACATCATGATCCGGGTCAGGCTTCCATTTGCCATCGGCCTTGACCTCGACACGGGCCTCTAGGCTGGCTGCACTTTCGGAGATCACGCGGACGGCCGATTGCACCGCTGGAACGTTGAGGGCGGCTGCACCGGAAACCGCAACGCCGGAATTCGAAGTAACGATCCCGAAGATTTCCGCGATCTCGGTCGACCATACGGAAAGGTCAGCGGCTTTCGCCTCGATTTTCTGATCGCGATGGAAGGGCCAAATCTTCATGGCCCTGAACATGCCTGCGGTATTTGATTACCGCACTCGGTTTGAGTGGGCTGGATTAGGTTTGTTCGTGTTCGGATCGAAAGAATGCGATGAGATCGGCTTCGACAGCGCAATAGCGAGTGCCGATCTGCTTGACTGGTGAACCCGGTAATTTGGCGAGTGTGTTGCGAACAAAGTCGGCGCTTACACCGACCCTTTGCCCAATTGCCGATGCGGTCCAGATGATGCCTGACTTGCTCAGGCTGCGATCGAATGCGTCAGGTGTGAGTGATTTAGCCATCGGTGAGACGCACCTCGAACAGACCACGGTCGATCAATTTGCGTCTGACTTGATGCGCTTCGCCCGCACCGGAACACTCGTGCTTAATCACTTGATTTGGGCTTTGGTCGCTCACTCTGGTTTCAGTGACTGTCCATTTCGCCCTTCCCGGATTGATCACAAAATAGCTGCGAAGGCGATTCCGCTCGACCGCGTTTTTAGCGTCTGAACGGGTGTCGAAACGACCAACGATGTGCCGAACCGGTGTAATACTCGGGTCCACCACTACCCAATACTGACCTGGTATACTCTCATCGATGACGCACTTCATGCCGCGCCTCCTTCGGTCATCGAAGGTGAGAATTTTTCCGTCCGATGGTTATTACCGTAGGTAATAGACATTCGGACACAAATTTTCTCATCACCTTTTTTAAGTCTGCGGTAGAGTGTGGAGACTGAGATTCCGAGCTCCTTTGCGAGCTCCGCCATTATCTCACTCTTTGGCTTTGATTGGGTGCGAAGCGTGGCTTCGGCCGCGCGCTTCTCAGCTTTACGTTCCCGGTCAACACGGCGCCTGCGTTCTTCTTTGGTCTCATCGACAGCATCGAGCTTGATTATGCCGGCTTCGTCGCGCTCAACACTTGTAACCTGAAGCTTTGCGCCGGCAAGACGCGGTGAGAATAATTTGTATTTTCCCCACGCTCTGGCAGAGATATCGGCGACGACATCTGCGACCAAGTGTTGATCGATCTTGCCGAGGCCAAGGCGTTTCGCTTCCTCATGGACAACTTCGGTTGTAACAGTTCCGTTTAGTACGCGGACAAGGTTGGCAATGACTTCGACCCATCCGATCTCAGGGCCGAAAGCAAAGCCATTCTTGCGTCGGTAGTGCAAAAGCCTGTTCAGGTCGGAACGTCTCTGGGCTGCATTCATCTGCCATCCCCTTGATTTATCTGTGCTTCGTTTCTTACCTCTCGCTGCACGGCGGGCCACGCCTTCCGGCGTGACCCCAGCTATAAATACGCGGGAAACATTCCCCATCAGCGCCCCCGCATATCGAGGGCGACACCGACACGGCTCATGTCGCGGGTGAACACGACGCCCTTTGCCGTTAAGGCGGAAACGACCGCCAACAGCTTCTTGTCCGGCTCAAGGTCGCCTGGAGTTTTCTCTAGCTGCTGAACCGAGTAGAGAGAGACGCCGGCAGCGAGAGCGAGGTCTTTGGGCGACCAGCCAAGTAGAGATCGACCAGCGGCGAGTTGAAAAGCAAACACCTTCATGCCGCCTCTCCCTCAAAATGTGCCCTCAGAGCCGATTTGGAAGCCACCCATTGCGCTCCGATCTTACGGGCAGGGATTTGCTGCTGTTCGAGAAGATGGAACGTGGCGCGTTTCGTTTTGCCGATGAAGGCGGCAATCGCCGCCGCCCCCCAAAGCAGATCAAGGTTTTCCGACTCAGCCATTGGCGACCTCGCGCGGGTCGGTCTGGCGTTCGAACCGTTCAAACAGCTCTTCCAACTCATTGCGCAGTTTCTTGCACCGGCTCCATGAGTTGCCCATCGCCCACAGTTTCGCTTCGATGCCGTCCTTCTGAAACATCAGTGTGATGGTTCCGCGATCATCGGTATGACCGCGATCTGGGTTGAGGCTGTCCTCAAGCTCGCCCATCAGGAAGTGCAGCAGGTGAGTAAGCTCGGTGGCCTGTGACCAAAGCTCTTCGAATTTGCTGCCGACATCTTCGGGTATTGCCGACTTGCTCGGTGTGGTGATATCAAAAACATTCATTCTGATTTCCTTTCGTGAGGGTTCAGGATTTCGCGGTCGGGGTGGTTGCAGCCACCTCGGCCGTTACTTTTTCTTCCGCAGGCAAAGCCTGTTCGAGAAGCACAATGATCTGAGAGTTCATTGATCGACGTTCGGACTGAGCGCTAGCTTCAATACGATCGCGCAGGCTGTTTGGCAGCCTCAACATAATTCTGGCGGACATAGCCTCTTCCAATTTTGCTGCAACTAGCGCACTATGATGCTGTCACAGTGACGCATTGATGATGCGTATGTCACTGTGACATGTCAATAGGGAAAGTCACAGTGACATCTAGGCGCACAACAACTGGCGAGAGAACCGTTCGGGAGCACGATAAGTTCATGCTTCGACTGCCGGACGGCATGCGAGATAGGCTCAAGATAGTTGCCGCGGAAAACAACCGTTCGTTGAACGCCGAAATTGTGACCCGATTAGAAAGAACTCTTGAGCAAGACATTGATTCTGAGGCGATGGATCGATTGTCAGATATCCCAGTTGAGAGCGATATGGATAAGGAGATGTCTAAAGCCATTAGTGAGGCGATTAAGTCCGTGCTTAGGCGAAATGGCGTCACCCTGCATTCGATCATCGATGATACTGAGGACGGATCAGAGAATTGACCCGCCGCCCCGCCCTCATCACCCAAGCTGAAGTTCGCCGGATTATGGCAGGGGCCAAGCAGGCTGGGGTTGAGCTGTCCATCGTTGTTCGAAAAGACGCTGTATTCTTTGTGCCGGTCGGACGGGAGATGGAGGACGAACTCAATCCTCTCGAGGACTGGATCGAAAAGCGGGACGCCCGTCGCGCAAACCAAGCTAAGGACGCGAGTGTCGGTACATTGATCGAAGAACGACTTGCGACGCTGATGAGCGAGGAGCCTCGTGGTAAAAAAAGCCGAAGCTGAACGAGCAATTCGATTGCTGTTTTGGGATTGGGCGCTCGAAACTGACTTGACGCCCATGCCGGGTTGGTACCCGAACGCTGGTTCATTCATGACCTGGCTGAAGCGCAAAGGTCATTCAGAATACTTGAGTTTCCGAACGCGGGCTTCTGTTCACATTGATGTTGAGGCTTGGCTCGACGATGAGTTCAAACGCTATCAGCGAGTGTATATGGAGAAACCATGGACCCCAC